AGTCATTCCCAGCAGCGGAGGGTGTATCCTGGGGCGCAGACACTGCATATGTCTGGGGAGACAGTGCCTGAACGTACCCCGGGTGCGCCGCCGCCAGCTCGTACTGCTGGAGCAGCTGATCGCCCTCGTTGAGGTATGCCTGATAAGCACGATCCCACAGCTCGGGAATGTTCTGATTGAGCATGGTCAGGTACTGCTGGTTGGCTTGATTGCCGACCTGAGTCGCGTAGGAGTTGCCGTAGCCGCCAGTAAGCGCCGCGGCCTGACCCATTGCATCCGCAGAAGCCTGACGACCCAGCTGCGTGTACTGATCAGCCATCTGTCGGTACAGGAGATCTCCGTTGAGGTCATACTGGAAGGGCTTGCGGTTCATGATCTGGTCGTACAGGGTGTTAAGCTGCTGGATGTAGGGGGCATTGTTGGCACCGCTGGTAACGTAGGCCGTGCCTGCGGGCTTGGCAGCGTTTACTCCCTTGGAGATGTCGTTCTTGTAATTGGACGAGTCGTTTCCGGTCATGTCGGTGTTGCTCTTTTTAGGGGACTTTGTTGTGACCTTGCCGATCTCGTCCCGAAGGAACGCCGGCTGAACGCTGTTTTGCTCTTCGAGCCACTTAGCCATCCTTCTTCACTCCTTCCTTCGTCATGTTGTTGATGATGTTTTCGAGGTGCTCTGCGAGTTTGTAAAGGTATCTGTACACCTGATCCCAACGCTCTGCTTCAGTTCCGCGCGGGCGTTCGGGGCGGGGGACTTCATGGTATGTCGCCATCAGTTACCACCCTCCTCTAACACTCTCGCGACGGAATAGATACTGGCATTCCCTCTGCCGCTGATCCGCACCTGGCAGTGATCACAGCGACGCGGGATGATGGGGAGCGTAACGGTCTGCAAACGCGAGAAGCGCATCGTACCCATTTCTTCCCATTCTCCGTTGGAATCGTACTGAATGTGGAAACTCATCACACCGCCAGGAGCCATCTGCGCGCGGACGTTGAATCGGGACAGATACTTGCTGCGCTCGTAGGCGTATCCGAACGTGCCGAATGTGACGCTCCAGTCGAAGGTTTCTTCATCGCCGGATTCATTGCCGACAGTCTTCAGCGCAGTGTTGTCGTCCGTCTGTACAGCAAGCACCAGTTCTCCGTCCGCGCTGGCCATGAAGGGGATGTAGCTTTCGTCCTCCTTGTGCCACAGCGTCTTCGCCGTATCCAGGACGTACACATGCCACTTGACCGCCTCGTCACGCATGCAGAGGTAGTACTTGTCTCTGTACGCACCGCCAACAGCGTCGAAATGCCGTGCCGTACCAAGTGCTTCGCCGACAGCGTATGGTGTTGCTCCGTCATAGGCCATCACATCATGCCGGGACTTGTAGTACAGGCGCTCGTTGACTACAGCCAGAGACCGCCACGATCCGTCCTGCACGCCTCTGCACTTGAGCGTGTTCAGCGTGTAATTCGAGGGCATAGTGCCGCTGATCTTGTGGAGGTAGTCCTCCTTCCAAAACAGGGGAACGCCCATCAGGGAGTACGCGCCGGTGAACTTGCCGTCAGAACCGACCGACAGGACATAGCTGTCTTGGCTCGTCCCTTCGAACTTGTACCAGTTCCTGAAATCGCCAAGGGCGCACGCTCGGATCTCGTTGGTCAACTTTCCATCCACGGTTGAGTACGAGCATCCCCACAGCCTGTTATTGGCCTCGCAGACGTAGTCCAGGTCGGGGATCTTCATCTCCACAACCATACTGTTGGAAAGGGTGTGGTTCTCCCGCAGAAGACCCGCCACGATGATGTAGTCATCTCCGCAGCCGTAGATGATGTTGGTGGTGTTGAGCGCCGACAGCTGATCAGCGTCAGCGTTCGTATCGGTTGTGCCGCCTGTGCTTCCTTCGTAGGTGACCTCCAGCGCCAGACCGGTGATATTCATCGTGCTGCCGTGCGTGCCGGACACCGTGGCGTGGTTCTTGGACTGGAAGTCGAACTTCAGATTCACGGTGCCATTGCCGGTGACTTCAACCGGGACAACATTCTCGGCTCCTTCTCGGAGCACCTGACCGTTCATCGTCAGAATCTTGGAGCCATAGGCCGCATAACCGGTCGTGAACCTTGCAACGGCGCCTTTGATCGCAGCGCCAGCAGGGATGCCGCTGACGGCAACGGACTTCGTCATGGACACGAAACCGGCAGTCGTAGACACATAGTTGGTTCCGCCTTGGTGCGTGGTCTTGAAAGAGCTGTACAAGCTGAAATCGTCAACCGGGAAATACAGGGTTTCTTCGCCGTCGGCTGTGGTCTGTGTCTCTCCAACAGAGCGAACGCCCGACAGGTGTGCCACATCGGACTCTTTCAAGCCCTTGCCAATCCCGGTCGCCTGGATCTTGATGTAGGTCGTTGCGACTTGGATCCATTCCTTGTAGAGGTCGGAATACTGCTTGAGAACGTCGTTATCGCCCGATGTATCAAGCCACAGCTGTTGATCCGCAGGCTCTGCCGGGGCAGTTGCGGAAACAGTGATGCTATCTTCGCCGTAGTTCGTGCCGTCCTTACGACACATCATCGCGCTGATGGTATCGCCGTCAGCAGGAGTCCACTTGCTTCCCATGCTCCCGCTGTCATCCAGGTTCGTCGTGTTGAAGTAAACCTTGTCAGGCCAGATGCACACATATGCACCCATGCTGACGATGTGCTTGGGCATCATATGGGGAGCAGCCGACACCATGACAGGCACCTCTACGCCGTCCATGTACACCTTCCCGTCGGCGCAGACGATAAGCTTATCCGTGCCCAGCATGCCGCTGACCGCACCGTCATAAGCTGTAACGCCGCCGCCCTCTACCGGGAATACAGGCGTTCCTCTGCTCTTGCGGGTGGAAAGTACAGGGAAGTCATCGGAGGACATGTTGAGCATGTCGGCCATCTCGCCGTCAGCGATGGACAGCCCGCGGTTGAGCCCGGCGAAGGTCGTTGTCATCAACGTCGCGTTTTCCCATGTGGGAATGTTGGGGAAAAAGGGCATGTCCTTCCTCCTCTCAGAACCGGAGCTGCCGCACCCTTGAGATCGGGGTGTGCTTGCGGTTCCAGTAGTCGCACAGCGTCTGCCATGCGTTATTGAAAAGCACCATGTCCTTGCTGTATTCACCGGTCTCGCGGTTGGCGATGTCCATCTGTGCGGCAAGATAGTGCTTGTAGATGTCGGTATACGGTTCGGGTGCCAGCAGGTTTGTGCTGAAGTCGGTGTCCTGATTGTAACCGTCAAAAACGCTGCCGGGTTTCACACCCTCATGAGTCAGGATGATTTCTCGCCAGATCAGTCCGTCAAGGTCGTTCAGCCACATAACCTTTTGGGTGCGCGAGAACATGTTTGGCTTGAGCGTATCGATCATTTCGATCGCGGCTTGGATGGTCATGTGCATCGCTCCTTAAACAAAAAGGTGGGGACAGGGGGATAGCCCCTGCCCCCTTGATTGGGTGTTTATCAGCCCTCGTTCGGAATGTCTTCCTGCACGTCGATCAGAGCGTCACGCGCAGCCTGCTGACGGATCAGCAGCTCGTACACAGGGACGGGAACTTCGACTTCCTTGCCGCAGGGGACCTGCCACATCTTGCCGTTCAGGCCGACAAGCTCGAAGTTGTCATCGTTCGCGCCCTTGCGGGGCAGTCGGATCTTCTTCATCGCGGGTTTCTTGGGTTCAGCCATTATTCTATTCCTCCTCGGTTTAGCCGTCAGAGGTCATCAGTTGGCCTCATCAACGGCAGAGTAGCTGGAGAGGGTCTCCAGAGTCAGCAGGCGCTCGGGATACAGGATCTTGGCGGCCATAGAGAACTTGGTGCCGATGGTGGAGAACTGGTTCAGGGGGCCGCCGACCTCGTCCTTGGTCTTGATGATGGTCTCCATGCCAGCGCCTTCGGGGTCAATCACGCCGAACGCGTCCTTGCCGAAGAACATGGTCAGGTAGACAGCGGTGTCGTTTTCCTTGACGATGGGGGCCAGGTTGGACTCGATGAAGCGCACACCATGCAGCTCGCCGATCTCGCCGTTGAACAGTTCAGTCGTAGCGCCGTACTTGTGGTACTCGATCCACGCATTGGACTCGCGCAGGTCCTCGGCCACAGAGGGGTGGATAACCGCAACGTACTTGCCGTTGGCGAAGGTGGGAACCTTGTTCTTCTTCAGCGCGGTGACGACCTTGTTGACCATCTTGGGGGTCAGGTAGGCAACGTTGGCCGCGCCAGCCGCCAGCTCGGCGCGGGTTTCGGGGGTGGACAGATACTGACCGTCAGCGTCGTAGATGTCGGCGAACATCACGTTGGCGCCGGTCATCAGGACGGCGCGAACCAGCTTGTCGTAGGACTCGCCGGCAGAGGCACCGACTTCCTCGGTAGCGCCCAGAATGGCATCGTCAACGGCGTGCAGCTCCAGCTGATCGGAGATGGTGACGTACATGCCGTACTGGTCGATGGGCACAGTCATGGAGGTCATGCCCAGCTTCTTGCCCTCAGGGATGACACCTTCCTGGAGCTTCTCGACAGCGGGCAGGGTGTTCCACTTGCGCCACTCGACAACCTTGCCGTGCTTGGCAGGAAGAGCCTGCTTACGACCCAGCTGCTGGAAAATCAGCTTTTCGCGAGCGTTCTCCAGGAGCTCGGTGTCGTAAAAGGTCTTCATGGTGGGGGACAGGGCATCGGTGTTGTTGGCAACGCCGGTGTAAGAGTTGACGGTGCCGGTGGTAACGTTGGTCACGGTGCCGGCCTCGGCAAACAGCTGCAGATCAAAAATGAACATTGTGTTTTCTCCTTTCGCATTGCGGTTGTGCCGCGCGCGCAGGAGGCGGGACGTTAGAGGATGATTCGCTCGCCGTTACGCACGCGACGTTTGACTTCCTCGCGGTCAGCCTTAGACCACTTGGAGGGATCGTCACGGATATCGAGCGCAGGGGAGACATTGCGGGAGCCGTTTTCTGCCGGCCTGTTGATGCCGCTTTGGATGCTCTGACTCAGCTTCTGGCTGGTCTTCTGAGCGGCGACCTGCATGGCGGCAGTCTGTAGCTCCTGACGGTGCAGAGTCCAGTACGCCGTCTCAACGTCGATGCCGACTTCGGGGGAAGTCAGTCGCTGGAAAACGGGGTTCTGCATCTCTGTTCGGAGGTCGAAGTTGGGGAAGGTTGCCTTCAGCTTCTCGCCCTGGGCAATCAGGCCCTGAATGTGCCGCATAGCCTGCGACTCGGCCTCCTGTGCTTCGTGCTTTGCTTTGTCAGCCTCAAGCGCCTTGAGCTGTTTGTAGGCGGAGACGGGCATGCCAGCAGCTGCGGCTTCCTCCTCGTACAGCGAATCGTCATCCGTGTACGCGGCGATGATGCCGTCGATGTCGCTGGCCTCCTTGCCGTACTTCTTCCCCAGTCCTTCAAAAACCGGGGCAAGCTTGCCAAGGGTGGCCTCTGCCTGCTTGGAGTTCTTCAGACGTTCCTGTACGATGGCGGTGGTGTCAGCGTTGAAGTGGTCCTTGTACTTCTCCTTGACGGCCTTCCACTCGCTGTCGGGGTCGGTCTGTTCCTCCTGCGAAGGAGCCTCCTGCGTGGTTTCCTGCGTGGCTTCTTGCTTGCCGTAGCGAACATT